AGTTCTGAGATATATCTCAGTCCCATAGAAAGTGCGGAGTAACGGTCTTTATGCTGATTATATTTTGCCGTATCGTATATAACGTTTCCGGCAACAGTCTCTTTGGCTACGATCTGTCCAAGCTCCACTTGTAAAGCATCGGCTTCAAGGAAGATCGCCTTCTCTTCTTTCGTCAAGGTACGACTCTTAATTGTCCTGCCCTCATCGTCTTCTTCGATAAGTCTGTCCTCAACAAGCTTTCTGCTGGAGACAGGCAATTCGATCTTCCGCTGCTCAAGATTCACAGTAGTCACGGTAACCAACTGTTGGTTCAGTTTATTATCCGCAACAACAGGACGAAGAAGAGGAACTGCGTTCCTGATTGTCGAGTGTTCTGTATCCACAACAAGTGGCGGATACTCTTTCCTCGTAACAGGATCAATCCACGGCTCCGATAAGAACAACGGAAACGCATCACCCAGACCACGATGATCGAATACAACCTTGATCGTGTTCGGGAAAGACACGAGAAGTCTCCTGACTTCCTCAGCTAACTTATCAAGTCCTCGACCGTGGAAAGTTCTGATCTGAACGAGCCGGGTAAGATATGTTCCGTCCTCACGCTCGATCAGCTTCAGAACACAGATAGCTGCGTTGTCAGCGTCCTTCGCTTGAGAGGTAGCCAAGTCAACACTGATCACATACTCCGAAGTAGACTTCGGGGGTTGAGTTAACTCGACATTCTCAAGGACACGACAAGGTTCAGTCAACTCATGCGGGAAGACTGCTCCCTTTTCTGATCCCTTAAAGATAGCTCCGTACTCCATTTCAAATGTCTGCTGCGGAAGACTATCTCTCTGCTCCTCAATAAACTTCTCTCTCGCAAGCCCAAGTCTCTAAGCTGACTTATAATCCTAAGCACAGGCAAAGTAGTCTTTACTCTCCCTGTCAAGCTTTGACATTTTATTCAAAGCATTAACAAAGGAAGTATAATAATAACTGGACTTAAAACATGCGGAAGTAATACTGATCATCTTGGAATCATAATCCTCGAAGTGCGCCTGATGGCTAACCATACGGGTCGTGTTCAGAACAGGGTTAACGACCTTCTCGATATCCTTCTTCTTCACTTCAGGAGCTTCATCGACGATAATAATCTTTGCACGGTTACCAAGAAAACTCCGCATAGAATAAGACTCAATCTTAGATCCGTTCTTAAATCTGCATCTGCCCTTCTCATTACTTACCTGAACAGGAGAATGGTTCTTGGCTTCGATCTCTCGCAGAATATTCGGGATCTTAATCAACTCGTCATCGATCTTTTTCAGAACGAGTGTTGCCTGTTGCGCTGTGCCGGAGACAACTGCAATCATACTTCCGGGATACAGGACAGCCAGAGCGCAAGCACACAATGCGGTAATCCACGTCTTGCCGTAACCACGAGACTGAGTTAAAAGAGATCTGGCGCAATTGCCGATCTCTCTGGCTTCGATTCTCTGCGTATCCTTCTACTCGATACCAAAGTATTCCATAATAAAGATATCGAGATGGGTACGCCAGAACCAGATTTGTTTTCGCCATGCTTGGAAATTCTTGATCTCTATTCCGCAGACCTCAATAGGGGGTCTGGCTTCAGCTGCTGGTATTTCTTTATTTAACTGCTCCATCACTCATAACCACCAATCGATGTGCCGACAGCGGCAATAGTATGACGGAAGTCAGAAATAATCATGTCAACCTGATCCGGCTCGAAAGTAAAGTCATTCTCCCCAAGGAGTCCAGTCGATTCCAGTCTCTCGATAATCACTCCAAGCGAATCCTCGTCAGTAACACCGACCTTGTTCTTAGCCTGGACACAGGCGGCGAACGTTGTCATCTTGGAATATTCCTCATATAGAGCGTGTGCGGCTTTGCACTCCTGCATATTAATCTCGCCACGCCTGAACTTATCGTCAGCGATATCCGCATTCAGTGAAGCCTTCAGAAGTTTCCGTGTCGAGTCAACAAGGTTCAAGTCATTCATATCAATTCCGTAAGCCTTAACATATCCGTCAAAGGCTTCGCTCTATTCTCTGATCTGACTGTCCGTATAATAACCTCTCCACGTCTTATCCCACTTGGGCTTCTCAGAAGTTTCGGGCGAGTCTGTCTATGCTTCGGGATTATTCAGCGCAGTAGTCGAAGCTTCGTCATGATCCTCATACTGGTAGTACCCTATGTTATTCATAATCGAAAGCCATGTCTGGGCTACGATCTGAATCGCTGCCTTCTGACGTTTCGTCTCGTCAGTAGCCTTCAGGATCAGATCACTCGTAGACATTGTCTTCTGCGCTTTTACTTTACAAGCTTCCCAATACTTATCTTCCCAGTGCCTGTTGTTTTCATAGCAGTACCTTACGACATCTTCTTTCGTCTTCAGAGATTTCTTTGCACACTCTTTACACCAGATGTCATGATAAGACTGGGATTTCCATTCTTTGTTCATAGCGAAATCTCCAAGAGGAAGAACTTTGCCGCATTTGATACAGTACTTGCCGACAAGCGATTGTCTATTTCCTGCCATTTGCTTTCCCCCTTTTGGTATAAGAAAAGCCCCGAAGGATTTATTCCCTTCGAGGCTTATAAGATGCAGAAGAAGGACTCGAACCTTCACCTTATGCTTATGAGGCATACGAACTTCCATTGCTCTTTTCTGCAATATAAAGGAGAACTTTCGCTCTCCTGTTTTTTTGTAACCACAGATGATACGGGTATCTCCCGTGGCGAGACTTACGTCTCTGATAACTCTTTACAGACTGATCGGATACACACACTTCCTGCCATATCCTTTCTCGATAACCATTGCCACTGCCCCGGGCTGCCCACCCAGTTCTTTGCTCTGAGCATAGCAGTCAACTCCGCATAAAGAAGGAACACGAACAATATAGCTCCTGCCATCCTTCGTCATACCTGACTGCATCGTCACTTCATTGTGCAGATGTCCGCAAACAAAGAAGTCAATCGGCGTTCCATATAGATTAACAGTATCTCTTGCGATATCTGAAATATTCTTATATGAAGCTCCATCACCGTGGAGCAGTAAAAAGTTATAACCTTGAACCTTTGCCAATACTCGTCTATTCGTATTCGGATTAATAATAATGTTCGGGTGAACCTTCAGCCGTTCCTGAAGATACCACATAATAATCCGCTCCATGTTTTCTTCCTCAAACTGTCTTGCTTTTGATCCAAGCGGACGAATCTCTGAGTGATTGCCGGTACACGCATGTACCTTCACAATGCTCACATAACTCGACAGCCTTGTAAGCCAGACAGCAAGATACTCGCTAAGGTGAATCGTAGAATCGACAATCCCGTACTTTAATCTCATAAGCTGAGAATCTCTTAACATTCCGTCAATCAGATCCCCAACCAACATAACCTCAACGGTATTAATCTTTTCTTTCTCGATGATCTCCTCAAGCTGTATCAAAAGATTTCCCATTCGCTGTTCAAACGTTGCGGGATTATAGAGATTCATACAATCTCCATCCAACCCGCAGACAGTAAACTCAGAACCGTAATGAAAATCACCAAGAGCCACGACAAGAGAACGACTCTCTTCGTCTACTGGACTCCACGGAATTATCCGCTCAACATTAATCGGCTTTAAATTCTTAATCGCTTCAGCGACTACTTCCTGTAAAGATTGGCTTCTAGATTCGGCACGAAGTTCCGCACGAATCTCTGTACGGAGATCACGAATCTTCTGCCGTTCTATAAAACCATTTGTGTCTGCTTCCGGGATTGTTGCTGCAACTCCATCCTTGGATTTAACCACTTCTTCTGAGGACGAATCCCTGAACTTCAGTACACCAGCCTCGTCAGCCAATGCGATGCCAACGCCGGCTTTTCGTAAGGTGTCTGGACTCATCTGGAGTCCATAATTATTTACAATCTCCGACCAGTCATAATCGGAGACACCTGACTTCTTATTCTATATATCGGAGACAAGTTGTCTCTTACCTTCTTTATCCAACACATCGAAGTTTACTTCCAATATTCCTTCACGCCCTTTTAACTCACAGTGTAGTATTTTTTGTAAAGACAACCTTTCGGATGATCGTCATTACTTCTTCTCCATGCCCGTCTCGCACACTTCTTTTTCTTTGCTTCGTACGTGTTGCGGATAGCTCCGTTCTTCAGAATCAGACTGTTCATAATGTATCTGATATCTGACTTCTGAATAAAGAACTTGTCTCCAAGCTTCAGCTGATTTACGAAAGCTTGCGTCTGTTTCTGAAGCTGATTCACGGAAGGCTTTTCTTCAGTCTCTGAAATGTCTTCAGACAGAGCAGACAGGAACAGTTTGTAAAGCATCTTGTATTCATCCATTGACATTCCACACGACTAAAGTCATATAGGATTCTTGCTTCAACCACTACTGCGTTCCTAACAAGTGACCTTGTTGGTTCGTCTTACACAATGTCCACAAGCGTATATTCCCGTATGTCCTACGGTATTTTATATATGTCAGGCTATCGAAAGCCCTTTGTTTAAGATATTAATACTTGCATTAGTATCTCTATTGTGCTTTGTATGGCAATTAGGACATTCCCATTCCCTAACGGAGAGATTTTTTACAAGCGTATTTTTATATCCGCAACAACTGCATATCTGACTGCTCGGATACATAGTAGGAACTTTTATTAAATCGTTTCCGTACCATGTGGCCTTGTATTCAAGCATTGTAAAGAACTTAGACCACGAGCAGCTTGTTATATGCTGTGCAAGTTTATGATTACGCATCATTCCCTTAACATTTAAGTCTTCGATACAGATAGTTTGGTTTTCGCTAATGAGCATCGTTGACTGTTTTTGAAGGAAATCGTTACGCTGATTAGTTACCTTCTCGTGGACTTTAGCTACTTTAATGCGTTGCTTATTGCGGTTATTAGAACCTTTCTGCTTACGGGAAAGCCTATGCTGTTCTCTGGCGAGTTTACGCATAGATTTCTCTAAATACTTAGGATTACTGACAATATTGCCGTTGCTATCGGAATAAAATTCTTTAATACCAACATCAATACCAATCATACAACCAGCATTAGAACGAGGCTCGGGTTCAAAGTCAACATTAAGAACTACGAAATACTTACCTGTTGGAGTCTTCTCAACGGTAGCATAGTTGATATGTCCTATTTCCATAGACTGTTTGATTTTGACATATCCGAGCTTCGGAAGCTTAATATACTTCCCGACTATGCGGATGGTATTACCTTGATTAATGGTTCTGTATGACTGGCGGTTATTATGCTTACTTTTGAACTGCGGATGTCTTGCACGTTTCTTGAAGAAATATGTGAATCCACTGTCTAAATCTCTCAAAGACTGTTGGAGGGCAATAGAATCAACATTCTTTAGGAAAGTAAAGTCAGCCTGCTTTTTAAGGTCTGTAAGCATAGCACATGTTTGATTAAAGCCAATCTTTTCGCCATTAGAATAGCCATTATTACGCATGGCAAGACCTTTGTTGTAAACGAGTCTGCAACATCCGAACGTCTGATTTATTAAGTTTTGCTGTTCCTTATTGGGATATGCCCTAAACTTAACTCCTTTATTCATGATGTCACCTACGATCTTGTTTTTAAGTATCTACATACCATTTGATGGTCTCGGAACTTACATTGCCCGTTGCGCTTACCATGTCGTATACTAGGCATCGAAACATCTCTTATAACGAGAACCTTTCATAGCTTCATCATTACTCCGTCTCCAAGCCCTAGTTCCGCACCTCTTCGCATACTTCTTCCTCTCTTGGTAATCAATCCATTTGATATGGTTTGTACACTGGTCGTTAAACCAGAAGTTTATACCATAGCGATGATACTTTGAGATTTCTTTGCGTCTTTTGTCCTTCAGGTACTTTTGTCTACGTCTATACGCTCTGCTTCTGCCAGCTTGTTCAAACATATCAAAGCCCCCTTTGATTCGCAACGTAACTGGGGATGTAGGTACTGCCCCTACTTATTCTGGTTCAAAGCCAGACTCCTTGCTTCTGGGATAATCCCCAATATCATGTGGCTGTTTTACTTCGCCACAGCGAAGGTTATTCAACTACCGTGAATTACAGGATTGAGCGGTCTCCCTGGGACTTAGACCCAGAACCCTCACTTTAACAGAGTGACGCTCTACCCATTGAGCTAAGAGACCAAAACAAAACAAGACACTTTTGTGCTATCGAAAACACTTCCCCAACGACTTTGCTGTACGTGTCTTTACCGAATCAATAAAATAAATCAGGAGTAGATCAGCCTGGAGTCGAACCAGGATATACCTTGCGAGGGCCTGCGGTTTATAAGACCGTGGCTATCACCATTTAGCTACTGATCCATAACCGCAATCAAAGTGTCCGAAGTGGGACTTGAACCCACACGCCATACGGCGACAGATTTTCTTGCTACTCTATATTACTATAGCCGTATATACGTTGTAGTCTGGACTATGTCTTCTCCTTATCATCTGACTTAGGAGACCCCTGTATAGTCTCTACACATTTAGGAATCTGTTCTTCCACTTAGCTCGGCGTTATCCCGAAGGGACTTTCGCCGAATTAGGGGGTATCCGTTAAAGCCTTTCGTTCTTTAACGCTCAATTCAAAAAGTCTGTTGCGTCTGCCGATTCCGCCATTCGGACAAATAAACCAAGAGGAAGCCGCAGTTTCCCACGGCATTCCTTTTGGAGAGGATTACTTAATATCCGAAAGGCAAGGTAACCTGAGCGTACCGATCCGAATACAGAGCCTTCTTCATAAACTCATACGGATTGGTGTTATTCTCGATCACCATCTGGAATACAGTCGGACTACTTCCGCTGACAAGAACTGCTCCCCGGTCATCCATCTTCACCGGGTTCGTATCCGTAATAGAAGATACCTTCCAGAACACGACCGTCGGCAGCTTGTAGCCGTTCAGTTCAAACATCTCTTTCGCATGTTCGAAGATCGTGCTGTCGGGTCTGCTGCAAGCCATGTCAAACTCCATATCAGAAATAATGTACAGAGTCTTCGGCAGTTCTTTCTGCGGGACATTGTTCTTAATCGCAGTCTTGAGAAGAAGATCAAATACCTTCACGAGGTCGGTGTTTGTCCAGTCATCGTACCTCATACAATAATCGACCTTACCGGCAATATCCTGATTCGGAATCTTGACCATCTTCGGACTCTCAGAGAAAGTCATGAAGTAGTTATGGAAAGCTCCCGTGTTCCGCTCTGCGAAATAAATTGCAAGACTCGTCGCAATCTCCAGCGGAGTTCCGTACATAGAACCTGATCCATCCCTGACAACCAGAGCGTTCTCTCCGTTCGTGTAATCAGGAAGATTCTTCCACATTACATCAAGAGCCTTCGCATCGCTAGGGTTACCGACATTCTCCGCCTGATGAACGATCTGATAAGGAGTCAGAGTCTTTGTGTTGATCTTCTGCTCTCCCTTTTCGACACTGTCAAGATACTTGCAGTACCGATCATAGTCGTTCCGCAGGAAAGCTCTCTTGTACTTCATCATCGCCTGAGAAGGAAGTTTCGAATAATCGAAAGTGTAATCCTTCATGCGGAGATAGTTCTCAAGAAGGTTCGCACCCTTTCTTGCTTCGCTCAGGAACTGACGATACTGCTTCTGATTGAGACCCCAAAGATATGCGATCCTCTTTGCTCTCGCAATCGTAACCGGGGACGAAGCATTAATCGAGGGCAACCACTTAGCACAGAGCTTTGCGTCTCCCTTATCGAAGACCATAACGTTGTGCAGGAATCCCGCCACATCGTCATCCATTCCACCGCCAGTCATCATCTCCAGCATATCATCGAATCTTCCGTAGATCGGAATCAGCGGAAGGATATGTCTGGCGAGGGTCGAGTCGGTCTCTGCGATATGAGAGATAATTACCCGGAAGACTCTGCGTTCTCCAAGTCCGCCCCGCACATCCCTGGCGTAAAAGAGAAGTTTAAGAGCAGTCAGTTTATCTTCTGCCCAGGCTTTCTCCCAAGCCCTAACAATATCCACGTCATCCCATTTCCGCATAATCCCAATCTCAGAAAACAGATCAAGACAATCGGACTGAGTTGTGGAATAAGCGACAGCCCCGTTCGCAGTCCTAGACTTCGAGGCTTCAGTTACGAGGTTATTCAGATAACTCGCCATACCTTTTTCCTTTCTCGACCCAGAGGTCAGTCCTTTATACCTTTACAAAACTTCATTCGCTATCTCTATCTATATCGGATCGTTCAATACATCTTCGCTTGCCTTGTCATCGTCATGTTCGCTGGTTAACACACATGGAATCCATTTGTCAAACCACCAGTACTTGCGATAAGTTTCCCAGTCAAACATATCGAACACCTCACAATAGAGAAGAAATACACGGCACTAAAAAATAGATTAACAGTCTATTGCAAAAGCGAGTTGCTGTGTGTGCCGTACAATTAAACTCGGTACTTAATTGATAGATTAAAAGTCTATTGCTTGAAGCTGGTTTGCTGTACGTACCGAATAAATATTTGCATTAAATTCACGATACTGTATAAAAGCAAATTTCAAGTTTGTTCTTTAGATTGCTGTTAGTATCGTTCTAAAAAGTCACGGCGTAGAAAATAAAATACAATGGCACAGAGGTAAAAGATCTGTTATTATAAATTTATGTAATGGTTTGCAGTATACGCCGTTCAAAATAGTCAAGGCACTTATATAATATTTTCTAATTGCACAGAAATCATATATGTAAGTTGCTGTACGTGCCTTATAGTACGGGTGGTGGGATTTGAACCCACAAAAGACAAACATTTAGAGTGTTCCGCATAGGCCGTTCTGCTACACCCGCTAGACCCAGAGTAAGGGTCTTAAACTCTCTTTACAAACTCCGGGCTGATATCATGGAAGGTACAGTCCGCATAACACATAGTACCGTCCTTCCTGATTCCGATCAGAACATAGTCCATGTCGTAAAGCTCGTCTCCGTTCGGGAGAACCTTAACCTGATACTGCGGAAGCTTTTCCAGTACGAGAGAATACTTAACCCCGTGGAAACTGAACTCTCCATCTGTGTTGACGTAACACCTGTGGGTGTCTGCGACACTGTTCTCGTTCTTCCAGATCTCGAACTTGGTGAAGCGGTCAACCTTCTTTTGCTTTGGCTTCTTCTTCGTCTTGACTGGTTCTGCCCCTATTGTGTTTCTGAATGTGTCGGTATCGGCTGCAACCTGAGCGTTTCCGCTTGGACTGACTCTTCCGTACACAACATCTTCAACATAGGTGGGACACGATGACATAGGAATTTCTCTGCTACCCCGCATCTTATCCTTGTAGTCTGTCTCTATGCCCTCTGAAGCTGCTTCTGGAAGCATAACCATAGCAATGGAGTCGAGAAATGTTTTGACCTTAGCTCCCGGACTATACGGACTCCCGTCCTCATTAATCCAGTTTCTGTTACAGTAATCTCCCCATTCTTCGAGGAGTTCCTGACAGATCCTCTTTCGCTCTTCCTCGTCGTGGATTGTTATTCTTTGAACCTTCCCGTCAGGAAGATGAATGTGATAGCCTTTAGCCATTAGTTTCTCCCTCCCTCTATTATGATCAAATAAGTTGTCACTTTTTTAGGCACAGGGAGAACCTGGGCTGTATACTTCTTCCCAACGTTTGTTATTGGCTTCTACGATCTTGGCAACCGCTCTGTCCTAATACGAGGAAACAGTAGCGACTGCAATCTGATATCTTTCCGCCACATCGCTCATCCCATACCCGTCCATCTACATGTCTACTGTCTGCCGTTCTGACTGTGAAAGTCCGCACGTCTCAATCTATTTATCCAGATCGATAAACGTACACATTCTTTCCGTATCCATAATTGAAGTTCCCGCAGATTCGATAATCCCAAAAGGGGAACTCAACTAGTCATACTGGCGATCCTACTCGCTCCGTTGGATAATAAGTCCTGCAACGATTCGTGGCTCACTCAGCGGTACGTAACCCCAGTTGTCAACAATCGTGTCATTCTTTCTTGCCATCAGCACCGTCTCCCTTTTTCGTCTTGGGAGACTTCTTCAGCCTGTCGAGTTCTGCGTCGGCATCATCCAGAGCAGCTTGCAAACATGCGACCTCTTCCTCTGATTTCGCAAGTCTGCCAAGGCATCCGACAATATTGTCCAGGTTATTCAGCAGGAGATTCTTCAGTGTCTCCTTCGCCTGGGCTACGCCGGACTTCCTGCGGTTCGCATTCTCATATTTCAACTGAGCATCTTTCAGTTCAGTCTCAAGCTTCTTCATATCGACAATCGTCATCATATATCGTTATTCCCCCGTCTCCGTAATTCCGTTCAATTTATTGTAGGTATCCTTGTCTACCGCAAAGGTCGTATTATAACGACTGATCGGAGCATTCAGGCTCTTCATGATCGATTTAATCTTGCGGAAGATAACTGCTGCGTTGCTGTCTCCGTAAAGCTCCACGTCATACGTCTGTCCAAAACGGAGCTTCCTCAGCGCAGCAAGCTTGGCATAATCTTTCCCGTTCCGCTGTTCAGTAAGGATTGCAACCCCGAAGAAGAAAGCATCATCCTGCCCAAGCTCCGGCTTTACAACTACGGAAATAGATCCACCCTTCTCGAGTCGGTTAATCAAGTTAACCAGTTCCGTATAAGAAACAATCTGAATCCGTTCCTCAAAAGGCCGGGTATCAATTGGTTCGTTAGTCTTTTCAATTTCTGCGCTCATATTCTTTTCTGTATCTCCTGTTTACTATTATTCTCCCTAACCAGTCTGGGAGTCTGAGCTATAGCCGATATTTCGTACACAGGTAGTATCCGTTGGAGATACCCGTCCTAACGTACCGTACCATCGGCTTATCCTTTTTAGCGATACGCATTTTTATACCGCCTCTCTAACTCCGACTTCAGTTTCGATACCTACGTAATTACCCTTCTTGTCAAAGCACGTCCACTTGCCGTCAAAGAAGAATCTGTACGTCTGCGTATCAAAGCTGTAGCCCGGGTCAAACACATAGTTCGGACTCTTTCTGCACTCGTCGATATATCTCCGAAGGTCACAGTTCGGATTCTCACGAACAGGCTTCAACTCTGCGACCCATCCAAGCTTCTCACGTTCTCCATCTTTTGGACTTATCGTCGGAACAGGAACAAGCTTGTAAAGCCACTCTTCGGCAATAGGATCTTCCCTATTCCCAAGGAACTTTCCGTCAGAGTCAAATCTCTGAGTTCCCCACTCTTTAACAGGACTCGTGACCAGGAACTCCCCGTTCTTATCCTGAACGTAAGAAGCCAGCTCTCCTGTCCTCTCGTACCCGTTCATAACAAAGTGGTTCAGTTCCGTATTCGTTCTGACAACCTCGCAGTACCTAGTCGAAGCAGCAGAAGTCCTCTCCTGGGTAAGAAGCTGATCGTATCCCATATCCATCAAAGCCTTTCTCGTAATCCGACTTATCTCTGAGTCTGGAATATACTCTACGGATTCCCTGTCTGTCTCTTCAGGAGCTTCTTCGATCTCCGGGCGATACTCAAGACCCCAGAACTCACAGAGTTCTTTCGGAGTCAGCTTATTAATCGCTTCGAAGATATCCTTCTCCGATTCACTCAGGTTATCCGTCTTCAGATACCCAGGCACAAACATATTCCGTTCGCCAATCGTCTTCTGGGCTATCGCTGGTTCTTCTCCCCGATAACGAACCTTGTTCGCTGCGGAGTAGAGTCCAGCCTGACCTACAGGCAGCGAGTCCAGAATATACAGAGTCTCAAAGTCTACGGTAATACGATTAGCGGATTTATCCCAGAAGATCAGACCGTAATCGTCAAGATTCTTCCTAGCTCTGACGAAAGAGTTCTTACTCATCCGCATAGACTTTTCGATATAGACCTCAGAAGGTCTGAACCCTTCGTCCAGTTCCG